TGTGAACACGGACTTCAAAATTCCCACCCCAAAAGAAGACGATTTCAAGGGAACACGCAGTTCTAAATCGATGGATAAGTATATAGCGGAAAGAGAAAACGACATTAAACAAATGGGTGCAACAGCTCCTCCTGATGGTCTTTCTAGGAATCTTTTCCGTACATAGAGTAAATGGATTTTGAAGTAGATACTGCGACTCTCTTATTGTCAGTAGCGTCTGTTCTCATTATACTATATATGATCATGTACCCACCACAAAGTTCTAGAGAGAAGTTCGTTGCTGTAGAAGCAAGCGGAGGAGGAGCTGGAATAACAGATATCGCGGGTAATATTCAAAAGATGCAAAAATCATTTGACACTATTGCATCAAAAATAGATGACATTTCTATCAGTCTACAAGCCGTTGCCGTTAATACACGACCCAACCCACCTTGATGATAGAACACAAAGGGATATAAAGAACGGACTCTTTAATATTCTAAAATGTCTTTGCCAAATAAACAGACGTTGATTACACTATTCAATCGGAAATTCAATGAGTTTCTAGATGATTTAATTAGAACATTCCCCGAAGATCGAGACTTTCGAAAGTTTAAAACAAGTGTCAATCTCTTCTTGACGATGGATGAAAGAAAGTTACAGACGGTTTTTAATTTGGCTATTCAGAAATATAAAGAACCCATTCAAAACAAAGACGATTCGGTTTTTCTTAATACTCCATTCGAGGCAATAGAAAAGGAAGGCGGAGAAGCGATTACGGCTGATTTAATCGACAAATTGAAGGGATACTGGACTCAACTCGACGAAAGCAATCGCAATGCCATCTGGGGACATTTAACATTGTTAACTACATTGAGTGATCGGTGTGCCAATGCAAAATAAATAAACAAAAAACGATACCCACTTAAAGTCATTTTTGTATATTTACTCATTCATGAGTGAGAAAGAAGGAGTCGAATCGACCAACAATGTAAACGAATCTTATCAGGTAACCTGTGCTTTTAATCAGGTATTCATTGATCTTATTAAAGACGTGAAGAGCAAGGATAAATCATTGAGTCATACCATCAAAAAGCATTATAATGTATTAGATCGCAAGTCGAGTGAGTATATCACTGAATGGAATACCAACGTGAGCGCTCATAGTGAGTTATGGTTTTCTCTTGATGAAAATCAGATTCTCGAGAATGAAACTGTCCGTGGCATCGAAGTAATTCGAGGTCTCACCGTAGGAGATATTGTGCTCAGTATCGACGTGTCTGAACACAATGTACTCAAGCGCTACTTATTCACGTTATTCCTGTTGTCTCATGTTCTGTTTACTGTCCTCGAAAACAAGGACAATACGGATTCCATGTTAGCCAAGCAAATTCTTATGGTAGTCGCGGGATTAGGGGATGCTGATACGGTGTCGGATCCTCAGACACGATCCATTCTAGATAAATTGGTGCGATTGAAAAGCCAACAAGAGGAAACTTCTTCATCCACTGCTGAAGAAGAATCCAACGGACCTAACACTGCTACCGGAGGATTGCCTCCTAACGCCTTCTTTGAAGACTCAAAGATTGGACAACTCGCCAAAGAGATCACCTCTAAGATTGATATGAGTTCTTTCGAGAACCAAAAACCGGAGGATCTGATGAACATCCAGAATATGTTCAATGGTTCCAACACGGCTATTACTAATATTATCCAACAGGTAGGCAGCACTATTACCGAGAAGATCCAAAAGGGTGAACTTCGACAGGAGGATCTGGTCGCAGATGCCATGTCCCTTATGTCTAAGATGAACTTGAACGGTAATAATAACGGAATGGCGGGTATGATGAAAAACATGATGTCTATGCTCGGGAATATGCAGAAGGGCGGAGGCTCGTCTCGCCGTAAAGAACGCGAAGATGTACGCACTCGTCTCAAAAAGAAAATGGAAGCACGTCGCGGGATTGAAGATGTGAGTGAAAAGCCCTTTACAGAATAATCTTCTAGTAAAACAAAGAGTCACACATGGATGTCATATGGTATAAAAACTCGAACTTTATCTCTAAAGACAATTTTCTCGTATTCTTCCCAACTCCAGATATGAGTATGTCCGCGAAATTAAATGCGGTAATGCGTTTAACTATTTATTTTGGATTACTTACTCTTTTAGTAACGCAGGACATACGAGTCATATATATTGTCATCTTTGTTGGTCTATTGACCGTGGGAATCAATGAAATAGAAAACATAAATCAACAACAAAAAACAGAAACATTCGAAAAAAACAACTGGGCGTTGGATAAACGAGATAATCGTGCATGTATTATGCCTTCTCAGGAAAACCCCTTTATGAACGTGCTTATGAACGAGTATTCACAAGATCCTCAGAGACCCGATGCATGCGATGTTGAAAACAAAAACGTTAAAAAAATGATGAAAACCTATTTTGATACAAATGTCATTCGCGACACGGATGATATCTTCCATAAAAATGCATCAGACAGACAGTTTTATACCACTCCTAATACCGGCATTCCCAATGATCAAGTTGGATTTGCACGCTGGCTGTATTCAACACCTCCCACATGTAAAGAGGGTAATGGCGTGGATTGTTATTCACAACAATACCGTCATTTCAGTGAATAATATGCTATACGAAAGCCCCCGTGTTTTTTTCTTATGTTATGTAAAGATGGCAAATCGTGTTTTTGAACTGGAACATCGCATTGGCGCAGATGATTGTGCTAAGTCTGTCAAAGATATGCAAAATGATTCCATTCAAAATTACAATATATTTCCTTTGTTCCCTACACAAGGGGCGAACGATGCTATATCTGCCGTAACTCAATTTAGTTCCGACAACCACACTAACTTTCGTGATGGTTATGGATTCCTGAATGCATCGACGGTCGATGCCGATTCATCCATTCGCAATGGATCTAAAATCACACACGAAAAATTCAAGACACAATTGAATGGTCGTGTTTTCCAGGCAGTTCCCAATCTAGGTCGAGGTGGATTCATCCCCAATGTTGAATCACGATTGACTCAAGGTGAAAAAACGACTGAACACAAGAGCTGTGGTGCGCTGTCTGAAGTGGTGATTAACCGCTTCATTCCTATGGTACCTTGCTTACGTGACACTGTACAAGACCCAAAGCACATTATCCCTCAGTGGGTGTGGGGTGGTGAGCCTACTCGCGACACTGTGCGACAAGAAGAGTTCCTTAAGGCTCAAGGCTATGTCTTTGATGGAACTGTCTGGCAAAAGAAGATGTGTTGATGATAAATTGTTTTTTGACTAGATATACTTTGATAAATCGTGTATCCACATGAAAAATTACTTAATTGTATTTATTTCTTAAGAGGTGACAAGCGCTTGACTGTCTTCTTAAGAGTGTGCATCAAAGCCGACTTGTTTGTAAGAACGTCGCTAGGAGATGCCTTCTGGACCAAGTCAGACATGTTCATTTTTTCAACATACTCGGGACCCTTCATCACAACAGCAATGATAAGAAGCAGAGCCTGGAGAACCATGAGAGAGCTGAGGACCCATGCAAAGATAGTGCACTGGCCTACTACAACACAGTTGATATTATAGGCGTACAGGAAGAAGACACCTACAGTCACTACACCGGCCACAGCAGTAGCCAAGTGAGGATACACCAAGAACATCAACAGGCCAAGTAACATGCCTACAGCAGCTACAATAAAAGCTTGAAGAGAAAGAGTCAAAGACCCTACAGTAATAGTTGCCGGAACAGATACCATTTATAAAATACAAAGAAAAAAAAATATCTATAGAATAAGAATGAGTTCAAATCGCCTCAGTTATGACAAATGTGCCTATAAGCAATCTCTTCTCCAGAGTGTGGCCCCAGTCGAGTTCAGCCTTGATCCTATCGCATATGAACATTGCAATAAGTGTCGACCCGAATTAGGCATCGTCGGTGGCAGTGCCGTATCTCACATCAATGGTAATTTGGTAGATCTCGAAAACGATCTTCGGGGACAGACGCGACCTCTCACAAAATGCCCCACCTACATGTATACCCCGCCTCAAGGTCATTTACTAGAGAGCAAGGAGTACATTAAGCCCGTTCAACACCCGGTTATTGACACTCGCATGAATCATCTTCCGGCATGCCAGTTGTTCGATTATGCTGAAGTACCCACTGCTCCCGTCGTCCAGCCAGCAACCTGCCCTGGTCCGGCTCATGTACATGCCCATGCTGCTTCCCATTTGCATGCAGAAAAGCACTAGATAAGTGACTCTTATGCAAAATAAAAATATCAATCTAAGTAAAGTAATCCAAAATGAGTTTTAGTCGTATGGGTTACGATGAAGGCGCATATCAACATTATCTTAGAGAAACAACTGGATCAGGAGCCTACATGCTTCAGACACCCCGAGTCGACTGTGAAGGGTGTTTTTACCCGAACCCACGCATTCGCATCGATCGATATGGTGGTGCCGTATGTGATAAAAATCTGATTGATGTTGATTCAGAGCTGATTGGAATCACACGCCGAAATTCGAGGTGTCCGACCGAACGCTACATCCCTACTGGAAAGGAATTCTGTAAAACCGCTCCCATGAAAGACTGCTATATTCTTGATCCGGAAGATACACGTATTAGCAATCCGCCATGTACCTTGAGATCCACCGGATGGAATCGATGGGAATGGTTGTGTCAAAATCCCCAAGATCATGCGGTTGTTCCCTTTCAATTTCTGATTAACAACCAGCAGATTATGAAAGATAACCATCGGCCTCTTATCCCGACCCCCCTCGATCAGAACACGGGACTCCCGCCTTCAACAGAAGCATGCCCCGACAACACACCCGCACCATTAGATTTACCTGTTCCTCAACCCGACCAGTTGTGGCAACGATGTGATGTTATCTCTAAATATTAGCTAATAGTAATATGAAAGAACTCTTTCTTTGTTTTTTATGCATTCTGTCTGTTCTGATATGTGTTTATGTTTACATAGTGAACTGGTGGACAGAACCATTTATAGGTACACGAAATCTATGTCCAACACGTAATATGTCATATGATCTTCGAGGAGATATTCCGATACAACGACAGGGTGGTGTATGGCTCAATTCAGAGATAGGTGTTATGTCCGATGATCCTGATATGTGTAATTTTAGGAAGTAGTGGGATGTTGTTGTAAGGAACAAATGGATGTTTTTTTAACTGTGCGATAAATATATGGAATACATGCAACGCTCAGTACTTCACACAACATTTATTTTAATCGGGGTTTTAGCCATTTTATATGGTTCTTCCCTATTAGAACAGTCACATGCAGAATACTACGTGCCTGCAAAGATAACCAAAGTTGATTCAAAAGAATACATGGGCAGACTAGAAAACTTACTTCATGTTTCATATGAAGTCGATGATCAAAAATATACGAAAACACTTCGCACAAGTGATTGTGTTTTTTTCGAAGAACAGATTGTACATTTGGTATATAATACCGATCCTGAAGACGCAGAATTTCCTAACATGACACTATATGTAGATGCATGGTCTTGTATTGGATTTGGTGCGATGCTAATTCTCGTATAAAAATATGTGGTATACTATTAGACAATACATATGTTACCATTATATATTTTACTTACATTAACCGGTGTAGGGTATTATCTTTCTAAAAATAGCATCCAGCGATCTAGCGAATCTAATGATGCGCCGTCTTCTAGTGATACCCCGTCGATGAACTCAGTATATGACTCTGATTACAGCAGAAAAGCTGAAGCTTCTACACAAGCTCTCGCGGCATTGGCTTTCCAAGAAGGCCAGGAACCCTATAAGACCGGCGTTATCTCTAAGAATTACCGAAATAATAACGAGGCAAGCAGCGTCATTACAAGTCGTCTTTCAGGAGTCGAGCTTCCTAAAGAGGAGTTCACGCATAACAATATGGTCCCTTTCTTCGGAGGGAGTATCAAACAGAGTCTAAATGAAAACGCGTCCTCTACTATCTTGTCAAATTATACCGGAGTCAACCCGCTTCAATTCAGCAAACAAGAGGTGGAAACCTTCTCGGACCAAACCCCGGATAACGGAAATGTGTACGGGATGTCGGGGAGTTATCAGTTCGCTCAAGATCGTATGTATGTATCTCGTCTTAAAACCAATCAACAACCCGCTCCCATGAACGTGGGTCCTGGTTTAAATCAAGGATATTCCGCCGATCCGGTCGGAGGATTCCAGCAAACCGATGCCGCCATTTACGCCCAAGGAAAAACAATTGACGAATTGCGAGTAGCTACTAAGCCGCAAGTTACATACGAAGGTCGTATGGTCGATGGGCAGTTTGTGAAGCTCCCCGCTCAAGATGTCGGTGAGGTCAGCAAAAACAAGGTCAATACTTACTTCGAAATGGGCCCAGATCGCTATTTCACTACGGTAGGTGCGAATACCAAGGATAAAGAACGCCCTGAACAATTATTGAAGTGTACGGCACGCGAAGTCACTTCTACTGAATCTTATCAAGGAGGTGCCTATGCACCCCGAGGCACTGAAACGCGACCAGATGTTCAGGATACGGTTCGTCAGAACTTGGAAGACTTCGGAGTTCGAAATGCTAACACTTCTACATATGGTACCGGAGAAGAAGATGATTACAGTCGAAAGGCCTATGTTACCTATACCAATGCCCGTGATCTGACGGCATGTCGTACCTATGAAGGTAACCTGGTTACGGCGGTTAAATCCTGGATCGCACCCTTTACCGATGTGGCGCGTTCTACTACCAAGGAATATACTGTAGCCGCCGCACGAACTTACGGAAGCATGAGCATCCAAATTCCCTCTAAACTTACGATCTACGACCCCAATGATGTAGCGCGAACCACTATCAAAGAAACTCTTATCCACGATGAACAAGTGGGTAATGTGAAGGGGAGCACTCTGTTGACCGTATACGATCCCGATGAGATTGCTCGTGTCACGACGAGAGAAACCATGCCTACAAACGATAGCGTCATCAACGTGCGACGTGTAGCAAACAAAGGCAAGGTTCATGATCCCAATGATGTCGCGCGTACAACAACCAAAGAAACCACCATTGACGATACATATCAGAGTGGTCCGAATACAACTCAGGCCGGCAATGCGTATATCACTACAGAATGGGATGCCAAGATGACCCAGAAACAATTTTTGTCGGATAACGAATACCAAGGAGATGCATACCGATATGATGCTCTCGTGGGTGCATATGAAAATGAGGTATATGATATGAAAGCCACTCAGAAGCAATTCACATCAGATAATGACTATTACGGAACTAGCAAGAGCTTTTTGGATAGACCCGTTTCCACCACGAATTATGATAATGCGGTTATTAATCACACCAAGGAACTGCTAGAAAAGAATCGCGACCCTACGCAGAATAGCGTCAAGTTGGCAGCCGGAAAAGATACTGTTCAAGTCAATGTTGTCAAACGTGAGTCAAATGTCAGCTCCGAACGCCTAGTCAATAACCGTAATCACATAACGAATGTTCCTGTTTCAAAGGATATTATCGATATTACTAAAAATCATAAGTCTTATCCGGACGATGGCCGCTTGGACCCTGGTATTCTCAAGGCGTTCAAAGAAAATCCATATACTCAATCATTGCATAGCACCTATTAAGCTGATTTTTTCTCCAACTTTTCAAGGCGTTCATTTACGTCTTTGACGGTCTCGATCAATACCGGAATGAGTTGAGTGTAATCTAAACTCTTGGTACCGTCCTCATCTTCAGAAACCATTTCAGGGAATTCTTTCTCAAGGTATTGAGCGATAAGTCCGTAATGTTGTTTCTGATCTGCTTTCAGTTTGTATTTATACCCGTCGATACGTTTGATTTTTTCAAGCATGTTTTTGCTATCGAGTTTTTTGATGTCTTCTTTCATGTTGATATCTGACCACCAGTAGAAACCGGCTCTAGAGTAGAAGGCATACGCACCTACACCGCCCCACCAAGACCAGAGACCCCAATCAGGATAAATGGCACCTGATACACCCATGCTATTGGCGTGATACGTATATCCGTCAGCACGGAAGTAGTGACGCAGAGTTCCTTCACCTGCACAGTTACCCATACGGCAAGAATCTCCCCAAATTTGGAAACTCTCATCCCAATCATCATTAATCGTCAGCCGAAGATGGTTATTATTACCACCGTAATTTCGTTTTTCTAAATAGTAGGGATCAGAATTGTTACCCCACCAATCGGGATTGGTATTGCGATTCACGTCACTGAAAAACAGTTTGTTTTGGACATTCAGACTACCATTGACGTTTGTTGAAGAACCAATGTTTACAGTGGGCCATTGTCCGTATGCGTTAATATTGAGCCATCCGTTTTCAGTCAAGGCTTCTCCGCGATTTTTGAAGCCGACGTGAGAACCTGTCGCTCTTAAATTTCCTGATGCATCCACCATATTATTCAATTGAGTACATTTGGTTCCCAGATTCTCTTCCATATCTTTTGCAGCCTTCTTAACAGCTTGATCCATTGTTAAGTATTGGGCATCCAATTTACTAGAAATTGACGAGATCTTGCCGATATTTGTCATACTGTCTGTCGTCAGACAATTGTTTGTATCCCCGACACAGACCGTATTACCGGTCACGGAACCCGTTGCGAGTAATCCAGAATTGACATTTACATTTTTGAATTGACTCGTACCAGGTGGATTAATGCGCAATGCCCCATCACTAGTGAAATCAAATGCGTTTTGGCCGTTAATCGTATAAATCGGTGCATCAATTGATTGACTTACCTTGACTTTATCATCCATTGTAATGCTGCGTGGGTTTCCAGATTGTGACATACCCTTGATGTGAAGGGTATTCGTATCGGCAAAGACATCTCCTGCTCCCGTGCTGGCACCTTGCATCTCTGCACCAAAGGTGATTTTTGCAGGATTTTGACTATTTGCCATCATTTTAATTGAATTATTCATATCCAATTCAGATGGAATACTGACCTTTTCAGATAGACTATTCAACATAAGGATTTTCTGGAAATCGGTTACGTTCTTTGAAAAGTCAGCAGCATCATTAGATATATCTCGATTTCTGTGTGCATTTTGAAGATTTGTAACATCAACCGAGTTTGCAATGAATTGTTCCTTAGTTGGAATACATTCTCTACTAGACATATACATTAGAGTTATGACAAATAACACAACCAACACAAGTAAGACACCAAGGGATTGGTCCATTTACATATAAGCATATTTTTTACAGTACGTATAAATCGCCTTTCTTTTTATATACATGAACAAAAATGAAAGGAAAAGCAACTAGTGTTCGACTTTTAGAGTCGAAAGAAGAACTCTACACCGGGCAATTTTGTCAGACTTGTAAAGGTCTGTTCTTATCAGGATTTCAAGCTATGTTTCAATCCGTCAAAGAGAAGAACAAAGTCCCACGTATGATTTTGAAAGAATTCCAAAATATGCTTAGTCTTATTCCACAATGGTCTTCTATGATCGTTGAAAAGGAAGAAGAACGCTTTAAAGCGATGGCACGATGTGAATGGCTTGAAGAACTCTTAAAGGGAATCTATGTCGTGAACATACAGATTCTTACTCACTTGTCCAGTGGTAAATCCAAGCATATCAAGGTCAATGTCCCTTCATTACGTGTATTTATTCACCGTTGTTATGTCGCAATGGCTAGAGTGTTTTGGAAAAAACCCTTTGTATTTGTTCATTCATCTACCCTCGAACAACAAAAAAACCTGGCAGAAATAGAGAACGACATCACCGCATGTATCCGCGAAACCATCCGCGAATCCCTTCCCTTTAAAGATATTTTAGGTATTGTACTTCATCCCGATGATCTAACAAGCGACAACTCAGAATCATCGGACTCTTCTTCCTCTGAATCATCGGACTCTTCTTCATCCGACTCTGATTCTAATGAAGATGAAAGTGATGACGATTCTGATAAAGATGAAGAAGAATCCGATAGTGAGTTTGAAAAAGACCAAAGAAACCAGGATAAAGGAGTTAAACATATAGACAAAGTAGAACCAATAGAACTAAGAGAGATAGTCGTTGAAAATGAAGCAACTGCAAAATCAAGAGATCACGTTGAACTAGAAGAAGGTGCTAAGGTATCGCCTGATGGCGACAATGATAAGGTATCGCGTGAAGAGGACGATAAGGTATCGCCTGA